TCGCCTGGCCCTCCAGCTCGGCAGCGCGGTCATCGAAGCTGATGACCGTCAGCGCCCGTTTGCCGGGATTGCCCTCCGCAATCTTGTCTGCTAAGGGCTTTTTCTTGGCTCCGGCTCCAATGCGGGCACCGCCACGGTTGGTACCGTCCTTCGCCATTTCGATTCACCTCCAGTTGCCGGGGTATATTCCCCGTTTGAAATCGCGTTTTTGTGCGCGAAGGCCCACGCCCGTTCCACGGGGAAAAGGCCGTAGAGATTTTGCCCCCCCTACCGGTTCGCCCGATTATGCCAGCGGTCGCCGCGTTCGGCATGAATCCGCGCATGGCACTCTTTGCAAAGGGCCACCAGATTGCTGCGGTCGTGGGTTCCTCCCTGTGAGAGAGGGAGCTTGTGGTGAATCTCCTCGGTTGGCGTGTACACACCTTTCGCAAGGCAAACTTCACACAGCGGGTGCTCCGCAGCATAGCTGTCCCGGATGCGTTTCCATGCCCGTCCGTACCGACGCTTGGTGGCAGGGTCACGGTCGTACCGTTCATAGCGCTGGGCTTCCAGCTTCTCGTGTTCCGGGCAGAAGCGCCGGTCAGTCAGGTTGGGGCAGCCGGGAAAAGAGCAGGGCCGTTTTGGTTTCATGGGCATTCCTCAATCACCTCCGGGGATAGAAAAAGCCTCCGCAGGATTGCTCCCACGAAGGCTTGGCCCTATTTTTCACACTACCATAATATCACTTATCAATGTGCCATTCCGTGCCAAAGTGTGCCAACTTTACGCTGGCGGCTGGAAATTTCTAAGAGCCGAGGCGTGGATGCGATGAACCGTCCGCATGGACACGCTCATCAGCACCGCAATCTTCTCCCAACCGTAATTGTTGATGTACCGGAAGCGGAGAAGGAGCTGCTCATCCACATTGGCCAGCTGAGAGATGGCTTCACTGATTTCTGCCTTCAAATCTACCAACCGGTCTATCTCTGCGTTTATCTTTCTCTCCGCGTCAATGATTTTGCAGATGGTCTTCTCGAAGGGCGCTTCCGTGCTCCTTGTCTTGGAGACCCGGACGCCATCGTAATTCACTCCGCTCAGGCTGGTAGCCAGGTCGCGCAGTCTGTCCAGCTCGGACAAATCGGAATTGATGCGTTCGTTCAGCCGGTAGGCTTGGGAGAGATATTGCTTTGCCGTCATCTGGCGATTCCTCCTTCCTGTATTTTCTTCATGAACGCCTCACCATCCAGACCGGAGAGCAGTTCAAACCATCCGGAGCGGAAGAATCGCTCAAGGCTCTGGAGCTCGGTTTGGTGTTTGAGATAGGTTTCGTGCTGCTTGTCTTCCTCATCCCGTGGCGGATTTTGTCGAAACCAGTCGAGCTCCGCATCGTAATCCTTTGCTGCCAGCACCACGATGGCGTGGGCCAGCCGGGTATAAGCGTCATCCACAGGCGTCACACCTCCAGCGCCACTTTGACCGCATCGATAAGCGCGGCCTGTGTTCTGTCCTTAGCCTCCAGCGCCTTCAGGATTCTCTCGTCAATGGTGTCCTTGGTGATGATATGTTGTATCACCACTGTTCCGGAGCTCTGGCCTTGCCGCCACAGTCTGGCATTGGTCTGCTGGTAGAGTTCCAGAGACCACGTCAAACCGAACCAGATGAGAGTGGAACCACCGGCCTGCAGGTTGAGCCCGTGACCGGCTGAGGCCGGATGGATGACGGCCACCGGGATTTTGCCGCTGTTCCAGTCGGCGATGTCCTTGCTGGACTTCAGCTCCCGGACATCAAAGCGCTTTTTGATGCGCTGCAGGTCGTGCCGGAACCAGTAGGCCACCAGAATCGGCTTGCCGTTGGCGGATTCAATGATATCCTCCAGAGCGTCCAGTTTCCGGTCGTGGAACTCTATCGTGTCGCCGGTGTCGGCATAGATGGCACCGTTGGAAAGCTGGGCCAGCTTTCCGGTCAGGGCCGCTGCGTTAGCAGCAGTCACCTCGCCGTCCGGAAGCTGCAGGATGAGCGCCTGCTTGAGCTCCTCGTACCGGTTGGCCTCCGCATCGGAGAGATAGACCTCATAGCGGGTGGAAACCAGCTCCGGCATCTTCAGATGGTCGGTGGATTTCATGGAAATCGTGATGTCGGAAATCCGACTGTATATGGCTTCCTCCGCTCCCGGCATAGGCTTGTAGGAATAGATGATTTGCCCGTTGCGTTTGTCCGGAAGGAAGAAGGTGTTCCGGTACTGCGTGATGAAGCGACCGAGGCGGTGACCCATATCCAGCAGCCGGAACTCTGCCCACAAATCCATGAGGCCATTGGACGAAGGGGTGCCGGTCAGCCCAATGATACGCTTGACCTTGGGCCGGACACGCAGCAGGGCCTTGAAGCGCTTGGACTGGTGATTTTTGAAAGACGACAGCTCGTCGATGACCACGGTATCGTAGTCAAACGGGAAGCCGCTGCTCTCGATGAGCCAGCTCAGGTTCTCCCGGTTGATGATGGTGATGTCCGCACTGACCATCAATGCAGCCTTCCGCTCTCTGGCGCTGCCCACGGCAACGGTATAGGTCAGGTCTTGTAGGTGCGCCCATTTTTCGATTTCCGCAGGCCAGGTATCGCGGGCCACGCGGAGGGGCGCGACCACCAGAACACGATGGGCCTCAAAGCTGTCGAACAGGAGGTCGGCGATTGCCGTCAGGGAGATGACCGTCTTGCCAAGTCCCATATCGAGTAGGACAGCTGCTACAGGATGGGTTTCGATGTAGTCGATGGCATAAGCCTGATAGTCATGTGGCTCGAAGTTCATCCAGCATCTCTCCAATCTGCTCAGTGCTGTCAATCACATACACCCGGAAGCCCAGAGACCGCAGCAAGCGGTGCCGTGCCAACTGGAGCGGGCGCGGCGCTTTTCCCGGTGCTTTCAGTTCTACAAAGGCGATAACGCCATCCGGTAGTAAGACAAGGCGGTCGGGCATCCCGTCGAAACTCGGAGACACGAACTTCACGGCGATGCCACCGGCCTTCTTAACCATCAGGGATAATTTTTTCTCGATGTCCTTTTCTCGCATATAACGCTCCTTTTCTCTGGTCGTGCAAGGTGTATCAATGCCAATACAAGACTTTTTCTTATTCTGATTTTTATGGCCCTTAGAAAAAGTCTGTAAAACACATTGATACACCTTGTCATTAGGGCCTTCAGGTCAGAAAATCGTCTCCGGCATCGTCCATGTCCGTCCGCAGCCGCACTCCCTTGAAATACCGTTTCCGGTTCAAGGTCACGCGCTCAAATCCGGCGCTCTCCATCGCAAAGTAGAAGTCTGCCGTGCTGCGCACATACTCGTTGGTGTCGATGCAGTAGTTCCGATACGCCTGATACAGCGAGGAGGAGCTCTCCCGGAAACCGTCGCCGGTCTCGCACTTGTCCTCCATGAAGTGACCGAACCAGTCGTTCTGGCTCCGGTATTCGTCGATGGCCGCCTTCACGCAGGCCGGGACAGGAATCTGGTAGTCCAGGTCGATGACCTTTTTGGCACCCTCGATGACCCACGCCAGAATGCTCTCCCCGGCATTGTCATAAAGGTACTCGCCATAGTTCTTGATGTCGCTCTTGCCGGTAATCTTGGCATTAAACGGGATGACGATGAGCCTGCGCCAGATACCATCGTCGGATGCGCTGACGCGAGGCAGATGGTTGGTGTACAGCACCAGCGTGTGGCAAGGCTTAAACGAGAACGGGTCTTTGTACTTCTTCTCCGCGAACACATCATCCGTGGAGCAGAGCTGCTTGACCGTGGAATCGTTCAGACGGGCACCTTCCTGCATCTCGGCAGCGATGAGGAGGCGCTTGCCCTTGACCTCTGCCATCTCCGGCTTGATATTCCTGCGGCAGCCCACGGTCAGGGTGTCGGCGGAGATATTGCCGCTGTACAGCCCCAGCACACGGGACACCGCATTCCAGAAGGTGCTCTTTCCGTTCCGGCCATCTCCGTAGGCAATGATGAGGGCCTCCACATAAACTTTGCCGATGGCGGCCAGACCGCAAATCATCTGGACATAGTCGATGAGCTCCTGATTGTGCTGGAAAATGAGGTCGAGGCAGTCCTGCCAGATTTTCTGCCCCTTCTGGCCGGGTGTGACGGAGGTGATTTTTGTGATGAAGTCCTCCGGGGAGTGCTCCCGCGCTCCGGCCATGCCCTTGCGCAGGTCGTAGGTGGCCTCCGGAGTGTTGAGGGCAAAGCAATCCGCATCCAGGTCTCTGGGCGAAATCTCCAGCATGGGATGGGTTTCCTTCAGCGCCGACGTGATGTACTTGGAGTCCCGGCGCTTGATGACGAACGCCTGATACGCCTTCGCCTGCAGATATTCCTGAAACGCCTGCAGCTGCTCGTCGCTCATGAGCTGTTCGGCCTTGGCCTTGGAGGTTCCGTCCAGAATGGTCTGGGCTCCGTTGTTCTTCATCTTTACCAGCGCATCCATCAGGTCGCGGTTGGCTTCCTTCATCTGACGACGGGTCAGTTCATGGGCCACGGCTTGTGCGCCGGGTTCGGATTCCTGCCAGTAGTGGTCGCTGTAACGGATGAAGTGGGTGGCCGGAGAATAGCGGAGTTCCCCGGAAAAGTAGCGGGCCATGACCTCGGCCTGACCGACGTCCGAATAGTCCTCCGGCTTATAGCTGTTGGGGTCGTTATAGGCTTCCGGAGGGACATACCCGGCCTGCTCCCGGATGCGAGAGAAGAAGCGCTGGGCGCTGTGCCAGATGGTGTTCAGCTCACTGTTCTCCAGCGGAGGCACACACTTTGCAGCCTCGTCTAAGAATGCCTGATACGCTTCGTCGGTATCCCCGTACTTTTTGATGACGCGACCGGCGAAGCGGGACATGGTGGCGTTTCGGCTGCCCTCCGGGATAACAGCACTCTGACCAAAACCGCCGTCCGGCAGCTCGGTATCGAAATCGTCCTCCTCCAGAAAGTCGGTCAGGTTCATCCGGCCCGGATACAAGGCGACCTCTGCTGCGGTGGTGCCGAAGAAGAACCGGGCCGCGTCGAGTGCATTGGTGTCGAAGTATGGGAAAATGGAATTGACCAGCTTCTTCATATCGCTATAGAGCGCCGGGTCGGTCACATAGTCGATGGGAAAGAGCACGTGGAACTTGGGCCGTGCAGCCTTTCCATTTTTCTCCCGCATATTGAAGCGGCTGAAGTGGACGGCAAAGGTGACGCCGGGAAATTGCTGGAGAACGTCCTCCGGGGTAATCCAGTCTTCCGGGTTCTCTGAGTGGTCGTTATCACAGTCCACCGGGAGGCAGTCGCTCCCGATGAAGTTATCGCCGTTGCGGTAGCTGTTCTGGTATTCGGCGCAGACATAGTCGTGGCAGGCGGCTGCCTTCAAAGAGGCTTCGTCCAGCACCACATGCTTGTGCGGATAGGAGCAGTTGCCGGGATTGCCGGTGACGTCGGCGCTATAAATCGTGAACATCAGTCATACACCTCCGCCGCTTCCTCCTCCAGCACCTTCGTGATGAACTTCAGCGCCCGAATCGTAGTCTCCAGCTCACAGTCGCCGCCGAGGACGACCTCAAAGCCGGGGCAGCCATACTTGTTGACATAGCTGCGGACTTCCATATCCGTACTGGCTGCATCCTCGATGCGGAAGTAGGTGCGACCGCCGTGGCCGCTGTCGCCGCCCTGATAGCCGGTGGTGCCAGCCTCGACTTCAAGGATGTTGGCGCTGACCACATCGCGGGTATAGGTCGTGAGCTCGGTGCCGTCCTTCAGGATGCGGCTGTTTTCTTTGATTTCGTACATGGTCTCAAACCTCCTGACAATCTTCGGTGAAGTAGCGCAAGCGGTAGTTCTTCCACTTGGCGCGTCTGATTTCTGCCTGCATACCTGCAGAGATTCGGCTGCCGAACACCCACACCTCAGAGCACTTGCTCATGATGGCATTGCCAAAGAATATCCCAAGCTCTCGCTCGTCCGGGTCGGCATCGTCCAGAAACTGTGGATAAAGCAGATGTGGCGCGATGGGGATATAGCCCTTGTCCACGGCAAACCGGCTGTAGCGTCTGGCGGCATCTACGTTTCCTGCGATATCTCCAGCGTAGGGAGAGCAGATGTAGACGATGGGCCGGAACGCACGACCGGAGCGCTGTTCCTGTTCGACTTTCTTGATGGCCTCGTATGCCGTCAGGTCAAGGTAGCCTTCGCTGTTGCGCATATCGACACTCATGCTGCGATTCCTCCTTTCCGGGCGGACATAGAAAAAGGCGTCCACCTCTGCTTCCCACTGAAGGTGAACGCCCGATTTGAGCGGATGATTATCAATCTTTTTTGTAAAACGGTGTGGCGTAGCCGTCTGCACGGAGCAGCAGTCCCTTCGCCCACGGTGGTGTCCGGCCCATCTGCTCACAGACAGCATCCAAGGACATACGTGGGTCGGCTTCGATGACCAGCTCATCGTGGATATGCATCACGATGGAGCAGCACCGGAGTGTTCGCATGGCGTAGCAGAGGATGTCGCGGGCCGTCGCCTGCACGATGTTCTCCACGAACTTGGGGCCGTAGGAATCCAGCCGTTCCCACTTCTTCGTGGAGCCGATGCCTTCATAGGTGATACATTCGCCGCCGAACTTGTTCGTTCCCACCTTGGGCTTCACATAGGCCAGCTTCCTCCCGGAGGGCAGGGTGATGAACAGCATCCCGCTCCGGCAGGAAAAGGTCAGACCATAGTCGGTGGTGGTGTGCTTGTACCGGACGGCCTCCATGACGGCTCTGTCCACAGCCCACCAGAATTTCACGATGTTCGGATTGGACTGCCGCCATGCATCCACCAGCTGTGGGAGCTCCTCCTCAGTCAGCCCCATCTCCAGAGCGCCCATCGCCTTGAGCGCACCAACGGAGCCGCCATAACCGAGGGCCAATTCTGCAATCTTACCCTTCTGGCGCAGGTGTCCGTTGATGCCATGTTTCTCCACGGGAACCTTGAACATCTGTGATGCGCTGGCGCAATAGATATCTCCGCCCGTGGAGAATACTTCCTGCCGCCATGTTTCCCCGGCAAACCACGCGATGACACGAGCCTCAATCGCACTGAAGTCGGCTACGAGAAATTGGGCACCGTCTCTGGGAATGAAAGCGGTTCGGATAAGCTGGGAGAGTGTGTCCGGCACATCCTCATACAGCAGCTCCACAGCATCGAAATCGCCGGAGCGCACCAGAGCACGGGCCTCCGCCAAGTCGGGTAGGTGGTTCTGGGGCAGGTTTTGCAATTGAATGTTTCTGCCGGAGAAGCGCCCGGTTCGGTTTGCCCCATAGAACATGAACATCCCACGGGCACGATTGTCGCTACAGACGGTTTTCTCCATTGCCTGGTATTTCCGGACGGAGGACTTGGCCAGCTGCTGCCGGAGCGTGAGCACCTCCGCCAGCTCAGGCGGTGCCGTTTTCAGGAGCTCTGCCACGACCTTCTTGCCGAGGCTGTCGGTCTCCATGCCGTTGTCGGAGAGCCATTGCTTCATCTGCTGGACGGAGTTGGGGTTCTCCAATGCCGTCATGCGCTTCATGGCGTCGGTCAGTTCCTGCCGGGAACGGGCATCCATCTGGATGGCCTGCTCTACAAGCTCCATATCGATGCGGACGCCACGGTCGTTGATTTCTTGGTCGATGTCGTATTCCTCCCAGACCTGTGGCGGTACCGGGAACTTGGAGAGCTTCTGCTGGATGCCCATTTCGGCCTCTACGTCACGGGCATTGTAGCGCTTGAACAGCTCCCATTTGTCCGGTGCATGGAAGGGCCGGTTTCGGGTGCGCTGGCCATTCGCCTTGGTGGGAAGACAGGGCTGGCAGAAGTATTTGATGAGCTCCTTGCCCTCAGTGAGCTTTTGCTTCTCCAGACCGAGAACGGCACCGACACCCTCCAAGGAAAGCGGCAGGCCCATCGTGGCCGCCCAGACCATGGAGCAATGCCAGCTCTCCGGGTCGAGATATTCACCGGTGGGATAACCGAGATACCGGGAAAGGCACACCCGCTCGAAGGCAGCATTGAAGGCCCACTTGATGACGGAATCGTCCTCCAGCGCGGCCAGCACCTCCTTGGGGATATGCTCCCCACAAGCGAGGTCGACCACCTGCACCGGCCCGGAGTCGATGCTGTAGCCGAACAGCAGGATTTCAAAATTGGGAGACTCACAGTAACGATAAACTCCGGTCTTCTGGAGGGGGATGTCGCTGTAGGTCTCAATATCGATACTGAGTGTTTTCATAGGCACATCCTTTCGGAGCAGTGGAATATGGGTGGCGGGATTGCTCCCACCACCCGCTGGATGAGGATTACGATTTGTCGAGCTCCTTCATACGAGCCTCGTGATATTCCACCTCGCGCAGGGCACGCTCCTTTTCAAGCTGCTGGCGTTCGGCCTCCCACGCTGCGTTGCGCTTTTCACGCTTGCGGTCGTCGATGGTGTCGATGATAGACCGGACAATCCAGAACACTGCCAGGAGCAGATAGAGGGAGAGCAGAAGGATGCAGAGAATGGTCGTAGCGTTCATCATGGTCACCTCCATCAGTCAAGGAAATCGTCATCTTCGTCGGTGGCGAAGTCGGACTCGGCGCTGGCCTTGCCGCCCAGAGGCTCACCGTCACGAATCTTCTGCAGATTGTTCAGGCCGCAGGCGATACCGCGATTGCCGGAGCTGTTGAACGCGTAAAACGTGATGCTGGCGCGACCGTACACACCGGAGTAGACCTCAGAGCGGGTCAGGATGGGATTGCGGTCGGCATCCACGATACCGGGAGCGCTGGTGGCGTTGGCGTTGACGAAGTAAGCACCGGCATAGGCGGGGTCATCCGGACGCTCGGTATCGCCGTCGCGCAGCGGGGTCTTGATGGCGCTGAGGGCCGGGACAGACTTGCCGTTGCCCTTGAGCTTGGACTCGCCCTCACGGTAGGCCGCTTCGATGGCCGCCTGAATCTTGGCGACGGTCTTGGTGTCTGACTTCGGGATGATGAGGCTGACCGAGTATTTCGGAGCGCCTCCGTTGATGCTCTTGGGCTCCCAGACGTTGGCGTAAGACCAGCGGGTGTTGGGGCCGGTGATGACCTTCATGGGATTGGTAAATTTGGTGTTCTTATTCATCGATGTTTTCCTCCATAAAATCATTTTTTGCTGTGTTCATAGCCGGACGCTTATCGCTTTCCGGTACGAGCGTGGGTTTTCCCTGTGGCTTTTCAATGTAGGCCGTCAGGAGTTCGTCAAAGCGGGCCTTGCCGAGCAGCTTTTGCATCGCGGTGATGCCCAGCAGCTTCCGCTCATACGGGTCAAAACCCGCATCGCTGACCGTCTGGATAACGGCAGCCTCGTTGGTATATCTGCGATTGGAACGGCCCTCGACCAGTTTCCAGCCGTGCCATTCCTTTCCGCTGACCGCCTGCTGGAGCGCATACTCCTTGATGTCGGAGGCCCACGATACCAGCGCGTCCACGCGGGACAGGATGTCCTCGATGTCCTCGTCCGTGAGGAGCGGAGGCAGCTTGAAATCGTAGCGGGCCAGCTCCAGATTGGCCTCGGCACGGGCGCGGCACTCATTCTTGGCCTTGCAGAATCCGCACCACTCACCGCAGAGGAAGTTGCCGTCACCGGCAAAGGCCAGTTCAGCCGTGGGCTTCAGAACCTCGTCCGCCCAGCGGTACAGGTCATCCTTGGCAATCTCGAAAGTGCTGATATTCTGGCGTCTGGGCTGTACGATGTGAACGCACACGTTGTCGATATCATAGATGCCATCAAACAGCTCCAGCGCACCAAGCCCGTAGCATTTCAGCTGAGGATTTTCCACTGCGGAGACGAGTATCCCAAGCCCGTGTTTGTAATCAATCACGTGCATGGTGCCATCCGCGATAAGGATGGCGTCAGAAGTGCCGAAGCCCTGTTCCACCCAGCGAGAGAAGTCCACCCGCTGCTCGACGAGCACCACCGGGTCGGCGCAGGTCTCTTTGGCTGCCTCCACCAGTTCAAGGATGTAGGCGACATAGTCATTAGCGCACTCGTCCATTTCCTGATTGAACCAGGTCAGGTTCTCTGTGGGGTCGGTGGTCTCCATGCCCAGCGCCTTCCGGAGCTTATACTCACAGAACGTGTGGGCATCGGTGCCCTCGGCGGCATAATCGGAGCCCTTGTCCTCGTAGAGCTCACACAGCCTCGCAGATGGCGGGCAGTGGAGCCAGCGGTCTGCAGCGGATGCCGAGAGAAGCGCGTGTCCATTAGGTGGCATCGGCAAGTCCCTCCACATCCTTGAGCAGGGCCTCATAGTGTTTCGGGTCGACCAGCGAGAGCTTTTCGGCCCCATACTTCCGGAGGAGTTCCCGGATTGCCGCCGTGTGACCGGCGCGGGATTTTTCCGCCAACACCGCCCGTACCTGCTCCAACGTGGGCGCGGGCTTGGGCTCCGGCTTCTTAGGCGCGGGGCTGCTGAACTGACGTGTCAGCCAGTTGGCTACATCATCAATAGCGGCAGCAGCATCGTGCAGTTCTTGGATGGCCATAGCCATATCCGCCAGCTTTGACATTGTGATTTCCTCCTTCCTTGGTTTGCCTCTGGTTGTCGAGGGCAGCGAGCTTTTGCGCCAGACGTGCGGAGACGCGGGAGATAGCCTTGAGCACCTGAATCTCCTCGGCTGCGAGGCTGCTGTTCCTGTAGTTGTTGTCGTACACGGTTTTCACCTCCCTGAAGGCTGGTGTCGTTTGTTGCCTTCCACCCCCCCCCCCCCGCCGGCGGGGGGGGGTGTG